CCGTCGAACTCCGACGGGAACCATGCGAGAAAGTCTGACAGGGTAAGCCCATCGTTAGCGGCTATTTGGGTCAGGATATTTTTCGAGCCATGCAGAAGCTCATGCAGGCCCAGTTTCCTGCCTGATGGGCTAACGAGTAGCCAAGATTGCCCGGCCCGCTTAATGGCATACGTTACCGTTACCGTCAGCGGATCTCCGATAGCCTGCTGGTGCGACCTGTACGGCGTTCCAGCCCACTCGCGCGGCTCAAACATATCTCCGGCTTTCCAGCGGTTCCCGGCGCGTATGGTGTGGATCTTCTGGCCGTTGTGCATCTGCTGGGAGAATGTCGTGGCCATGCCCTTGCGGGGGTGTGTTGCCGGGAATGTCCGGCTGAATAGAATGGGTTTCATCGTTCGGAATTAAGCGATTCTAAAAAATGCGCGTACGCGGCGCGTTGGGCTTCGAGGAGCGTGGGGAAAAAATCAATGGTCTCGTCGTTATAGTTCAACCTCCCTCTCAGGGGGAACCAGTCATATCTACCGAGACTGTGCATACCATTATACTCGTTTACCCTCCACCCCTCACACCACGCCTCAAAGTCATCTACCAGTGGCGCGGCGGGCGCGTATTGCCATGCGTAAACGGCAGGATTGTTATGCACAGATGCGCCGAGGCGGTGTAGGCTGTACGGAGCATTGTCAGCGTGGCGAGCCTGCCACGTTAGTACGTTGCTTTCTGGCTCTGGATACTGTCCAAAACTGGGGCGAAAGATACCGGGCTGTCCGGCAGGGATGATTGCCTTTTTCATTGTTTTGCGTTGTTTTCTGTTATTAAGCATCTCCACCGCCACGTCGCGCATGACATCGCGGGTGAATAGGCAGAGGCGTAAGATTGCGGTTTGTTGGCGGTCGGTCATGTCTTTAAGCGTTTTGTTCCTCAACATTCGGCGTGAATACATCCAGCGGCAGCAGTACGGCCTTTGTTGGCGGCCCTGCCCCGAACCGCTGAGCACTGATCAGTTTCGCGTCTTTGGCGCGGGACAATACGGCAACGTGCGAAGCCGCCCATGTGGTTTTTTCGAGCAGCTTCTTAACCCCGTTGTGTGTAGCCGATATTGCGATACCGTCCCGCTTGTCCCGTATTGCAATCCCGTGCGCCTTCAAAGCCCGGTCGGCCTCGTCTATTGCGACGTTGGAATGCACGCCGTTCAAAACGGAATCCACCAGTTCGGATACAGACCGCAAAACGGTTGTGTTGCCACTCTGCACCCGAATTTCGGCCTGTGCGATGAAGTGGATAATGGCTTCCTCGTCGGTCAGGGACTTGGTGGCAGTGCTGAACTCCGATTCGTAGCACCGGGCAACTTCAAGGGCTTCCTCAAGGCTGTAGCGCTTCGTGCTCTCCAGAAGCGCTGCACCCGCCAGCATTGGCCCTAACTGGTCGCCCGCCCCACGTTCGCCCAACACTACGGATACGGCCTGCGAGAACGTTTCAATGTTAGCCACCAGCAACTTTACGTTGGTCAGCGTGCGGGCTATCAGCCGGGACACATAGCCCCGTGTTAAGAGCGTTTGCACGTCCTCCGACAGCGATTTGAAATGTGCATCTTTGTCGGGGGAATCGTTCACCCGCAGCGTAAGCAGCGTGAACCGCCGAAAGTCGGCCCGTTTGGTGATTTGCGGCACAATGCTGGCGAACGAGAAGCACGAATTAATCTGCTGCACATCGACGCCCCCGGTCTGGTTGGCCTTCGCAGTGCCGCCTCCACCCTGTGAAGACGTGCCCCGTGCAAGCTCCATCATGGCCCCGATACGGGCTTCGGTTTCGCGTTCGCCATTGCCCTCCATCTCGTCCATCGCAACGGGTAGCGCATCGCGTGATAATGTCCGCCGCACGCCCGGCTCCGTGGAATTGCCCTGAAAGGCGGCCACCATGTCACCGAGGGCCGGACGCAGGATTTCCCGCTGCACCCACGACTTCCCCGACCCCGCCGGGCCTGTGATCCAGATGTGCGGGCGCCACGACAGCAACCCGGACAACGGGGCGATAACGCACCAGCCAGCCAGCAGGCGGGCGGAAACACCCTTGTCCCACTTCAGTTGCGTACAGATTTTCAGGAACCGCCGGGCGTCTTCGTCAGGCAGCGCACCGGACAGCGACAGGTTCAGCTCTTCCCCGATTTCGTAGATGTACTTGGACGCCGGGATACGACCCAGCCCCATGTCTTTGCCGTCAACGATCAGCATGTCGCCCGTGTGGATAACCACGCGCCCGGCATCGAGCCAGACGCCCCGTCCCCGGAGCTTGTTGTTGCGGAAGATTCCGAGGGTGTTGCCGTGTTCGATCAGCCAGGAACGGGCCGCCTTCACATTGAACCCCTTCGGGCCAAAGTAGTGGCTTTCCCACCACGCAATAGGAGCCAGGGTAAGCAGGTTCGCCTCTGTCATTGCCGCAGGCGACAGCCGTACCAGTACCTTCGCAACGTTGCTGAAAAACACGTAATCGGGAACCGTCCCGGTGATCTCGTAACCGAGTGGGATGAACGGGGCGGCTTCAGTGGAGGGCGCGTCTGGGAGCCAGTCAGCAGGCGGAATAGCCGGGTACTGCGTCGTTGCAGGCGACGCCGGACGTGGTGCCGGGCGGGAGCCGTAGCCCATCTTACCCAGCGCCTTCGCGGCCTCTTTGAAGTCGCCACCGTGTTCGTAGTACGCGTACACGCTAAACGGCGACAGGGTTTCGGCATCGGGTAGCGCCGTTGACGTGCTGAAAATGTACGCCCGGTTCTTCCGCGTGAACACGGCCCCGGAATCTTCGGCGCTGGTCTTGCCGGGCCGAAGAACGCGCACGATCTCGCCGCCACGGATCTGCTTAACCGGCTTCCATCCGTAGGACTGGAGAACCTCCAGAACGGACACCTTCGCGTTGTAGTCATCGCCCGAACGGGTTTGATCCTCCGTGCCCGGCACGTGCGCCGGGACCGGGAACGCCACTAAGTCGGCGGTCGGCATCTCGTCGAAAATCGCACAGATCGACAGCAGCTCTTCTCGCTCCTCCACGGTGATGGTGGGGATGTCGTCGAAACTGCCTTCGATCACCTCGTACCCAGCGGACGGGGCAATCAGGAAGTACCCGCCTTCGCCCCGCGTCTCGATTAAGACGGACGGGAGTTGTTCGGGGCGGGTCAGCTTCTTGATGTGTGCGGGGTCTGCGTTGTACGCCTCCAGTTCCGCCTGGGTGGCCGGGCGGGATGCAAGCTTCTGGTTCTTCCCCACGGAGCCAGCACAGCGGTAAACGATGTGAATCCCGCCGCTCTGTGTCCGCTGCACCACGCGGGGGATGTGCCGGGTAGCCTCGATCACTTCGGCGGGATCAATGCCGTTCTTCGCGTCCACATCGACGCACTCCAGCCCGCCGGACACGGCGCCACAAATGGCACCCAGGGAGGCGTCGGGGTGTTCGTAGCTCCACCGCTCCCACGCATCTACATCAGGCGTTCTGTCCTGAAATTGTTTCCACCCCGAAATAAGGGGGCGCTTCGTCTTTGGATGCACCGGGATGACATTCACCCCGAGCTCCAAATAATCGGTTGCAATCGTCATGTTGGGTTGTTGTTGTAGTCAAAGGCCTCGATGGCCTTAAAAATCTGATAGGCGACTTGCGGGACGATGGCGTTGCCTGCGGCCTTTATGGATTCTCTCCGGTGGCGAGAAACGGTAATACCGTCCAGTCTATCGGGAATCCCATCATCTCCAGTACAAACAGGTGATTGAGTTGGGAAATCCCGCCAGTCTGGAATTCTTTGTGTAGGCTGTTCTGTGCCTGGTTGGCCGTGGCCTTGAAACCGTCCGATGCGCAGGGTGTTGGTATCAGTCCCAGCGCTGCTCCTAAATTCGGCCCATAGCCCTTGCTCTGTCTGTTCTCGTTGTTGCTGCTCTTTACGGTGGGCAAGAGGTGAGGCAAGAATCTTGCTTGCTGTGCCAAAGTCCCCGTGCTTCCAGGCGTACCCGCTGGCCTGCGTGTTTCCATCAGCTGCGCCGTTGGAGTTTTTAGCAACAAACCAGACCCTGTATCGCTCATGCGGCGCTCCGACACTTGCAGCAGGAAGTATAAACGGGAGAACCTCGTACCCCGCAGCCTCCAAGTCAGCCTGCACTTCGTGGAAGACCAGCCCTCCTGACCAATTAACAAGCCCGCGAACGTTTTCGCCCACGACCCAGCGCGGGGCAATTTCGCGAATTGCTCTAAGCATCTCCGGCCAGAGGTGGCGAGGGTCGTCCTTTCCCCGGCGCTCGCCAGCCGTGCTGTACGGCTGGCAGGGGAATCCCCCTGAAATAATGTCAATTGTTCCATGTAGGTATTTGAAGTCTGTCTGTTTGATGTCTGCGAACGATGCTGCACCGGGCCAGTAATGCCGGAGAACCCGCTGGCAAAACGGGTCTATCTCGCAATGCGCTACGTTCTCCCAGCCTATCCAATCGGCGGCGAGGTCGAACCCTCCAATCCCGGAGAAGAGGGATACATGGCGCTTTGCTTTGTTGTTCATGTTGCAAACGTAACAAATACCTACGAATCCACACGCTTCTGTGGAAAACTTTTTAATACTGCCTCCGCATCTTCGACGGTCCGGGCAACACCTGCGATACCTCCCTGTGCCTTCACGGCTGCGATGAACGCCTTCTGTGCCTTACTTGCCCGGTCTGATCCGTTCTTCACCTCCACTGCCGTGAACACGGCGACCTTGCGGCCCACCATGTCAGGGGTGATATCGACAGTAGTCCAGCCGATTAGGTCGGATGATCCGGTACACAGCCCGGCATGAAGGGGGCGGGCGTTGCGCAGGGTCACAGTTGTGCCTTCGTGCCGGGCATCGCCCACCCAGCCCTGCCCGGTGTTGTTGCGAAACAACCGCCCCCGGTTGGCAGAGGCGGCTATCTCTATGCGCTTGGTGAGTTCGTCGGTTGTCATTTCTGCGTAAATTTCAGTTTGCCGTTATTCGTGGTTGGGCGTGCCATACACGCCGCAAGATCAGCCCGCAGGCCGTCTATCTCCTCACTGCGGGCCTTAGCGGTGGCCTCCCAGTAGGTCGCTTGCTTAGTCATCGTTGCGACTTCGGCGGCACGTTCGAGGGCTGCGGATTCGGCTTTCGCGGCGCGGGCCTCTGCGGCCTGTACCTGTTTCTGATTTGCGGATGTGGCCCGGCCAATGGCGAAGCCGATAAGCAGCAGGCAAGCAAGGGCGGCTATAAAGCCGACGTTTTTTAAGATAGTCATAGAAAAATGCCCGTTTGGGGCGGTTAAGTTACACATTAGTTAGTATTCTTTGCGACCATGTGGCCGTCACCCAGCCAGCATCCAGCCCGTAGCGTTCGGCGATGGCCTCCAGTTCTTCGCGGGTCTTAGCCCGTAGCGCGGCCTTGTCGGCTTCGGCTCGGAACTTCTTTTGCTTTATGCTCCACACCGTATGTGCCCAGCCGTTTTTATAATTCCGACTGTGCTGAATCTGGATCAGCTCGTTGAGCGACCGCGCCATAGCCACCTCCACCCGCTGCTTGCGGCGGATGTCCTCCAGCAGCCCGTCGCCCAGCTCGATCAGTTCGCCGTCGGTCGAGGTTGGCCCCAGCGATGGCTTCGGCTTCGGTGCTTCATGCCCGCACTGCGGGCACGCCGGGGCTGGCTCAAACGTGGCAAAGCAAGCCCCGCAAATCAGCACCTTCATAGTGTCTTCGTAGCCCGCCCGGTCGCGCTTGTTCTTCATCTCACTGGGTTGCAGTTCCCAGTGGCGTTCAATCTCTGGCCGACCGTGACGAACAACGTTGCCGACGTGATCGATAATGACGGCGCGGTCTTTCCCGGCACAGGGTCGCAGGCCGCGCCCAACGATTTGCAGATAGAGCGATTCGGATTCCGTAGGCCGCAGCATCCCCACGCAGCCGATGGCCGGGATGTCTGTACCCTCCGATATGATGCTGCAAAACGTGACTACCTGCACCGACCCGTCACCCAGCCCGGCGAGTATCCGCGCCCGTTCTGCATCCTCCATTGTGCCGTCCACCGGCTCCGCCCGGAACCCAGCAGCCCGGAACGCTTCGGCGACGTGCTCCGCATGTTGGATGGATACGCAGGAGTAGATAGCAGGCGTGCCGGGGCAAATACGCATGTACTCCTGCACCGCGTCGCCCGTGATGTTGGGCTTGTCGATTACCTCTTCCAGTTCGCGGTCGGTGTAGTCGCCCGACCGCTTCGGCTTCAGTTCGCCCCGGTCAAATTTTGGCGGTGGGATGTAGATAAGGGGCTGTACGAGAAAGCCCATCGCTATCAGGTCAGCCGTACCCGGCCCCTTCACCATATCCTCAAACATCTCGGCCATGCCTTTGCCGTCTGCGCGGATGGGCGTGGCGGTAACGCCCAGAATGCGAGCCTCTGGAAACGCCGATAAGATGCGCCCCCATGTGTTGTTGGGTACGACGTGGTGGCACTCGTCCACGATTATGAATTTCGGTGGGGTGATCCGATTAAGGCGGCTTATAACCGTGCCGACCGTGCCCACCTGGATCAGCTCGAATGGGTTGGGCGTGTATTGGGGATTTATCCGTCCGTGCGGGACGTTGAACCGGAGTAGGGCAGCGGATGCCTGCCGCATCAGTTCGATTCGGTGTGAAAGCAGGAGCGTAGGGGTCTTTTTTAGGTGCGCCTTCCACGCCAAGTAACTGAAACACACGGTCTTTCCCCCGCCAGTTGGTAGCACCCCGCAAACCCTTTTGTGCCCAACGCGGAACGAATCGGCGATGCCCCCGACGAAGCTACCCTGATAGTCTCTTAGTTCTATTGCCATGTTTTATTGGGTTTTCGGTCACAAATGTAACAAAATGTTTTGATTGTAACAAAAAGGGTTGTAATTTTGTGGTGCTGATCCAACCCACAGCAATATTAGTATGAATACTCATTGGAAAGCCCGTTTTACAAACCCTTTATATTTAGGGGTGTATAGCCTGTACGACGAGGGTAGCGAAACGCCCAAAAAATTACGTCTAACCATCAAGGGCTATGAAGTGGCCGACATTATTGGAGAGGGTGGCCGCGTAACAAAGAACGCGCACATTATGGCGTTTAACGAAATTCCGCAAAAGCTGATCTTGCGGCCTACTAATTTGAAGCGTATTGCGGCTATTTTGAAAACCCCCCTTACTAATCGCTGGATCGGGCAACAAATCGTGCTACAACAGGAAAACGAGTACAATAAACTATCAAAACAGCACGAAGATGTACTCCGCGTTTCCACCGATCAGGCAGATTACGCCGCTGTCAAATTGCCGGAAATGCACCCCGCCCACGAAAAGTGGCAAGGAATGCTTGCGGCCATCAAAGACGGCAAAACAACGCTTGCCGCCATTAAATCCCGTTTCACAATAAGCCCCGAAAACGAGGCACTAATTACTGCGAATGATGAAAACATTTAAGATTCGATGCTCCCAGATTGGGCGCATCATGGGCCGCGTCGGCCTGACTGAAAAGCAAGAGGAAACGATGTACGACCTTCGCGCCAAAATGAAGCTCACGCCATTACAGGCCGAAAAGCTGCGCGAATTGGAGTATCGCCACGCGAACCCAGAGCTGTCCGAAGGTGCAAAAACCTACATTCGGGAATGGTTCATTGAGCAGCGTTACGGCGTGCGGAAGGATGTGAAGTCCAAATACCTGGACAAAGGCAACGCCGCCGAAGCCGCCGCGCTGGAGCGGTATGCAGGCGAATGGGCTGAGAAAAATACGGAATTTTTTGAAAATGAATGGATGCACGGCACTCCCGATTTTTTGCCGCCAAACGCTGATTTAGTGGCAGATATAAAGTGCCCATACGACCCGTTTACATTCCCGTATTTTGAAGCCACATTACCGGAGCCGGATTACTGGTGGCAATTACAAGGCTATATGCACCTGACAGGCCGCAACCGTGCCGAACTGGTGTACTGCATGGAAGACACACCCGCCCGCAGCGACTGGGATGAAAACGTAATTTACGATATGATACCGCCCGTTGAACGAATGCGTATTTACAAAGTCGATTACAGCGAAAAAGCGATTCTGGAGGTAATTGATCGCGTAAAAATGTGCCGCGCTTATGCCGAAACATTAGAGGCAAACTTTCTCAAGTCTTTAGCCTAAAAATACGCAAAAACATTTTGTTACAAACGTAACACTTTGTACCTTTGCTGCGTAAACAACAACAAGGGAGCGCCCCCGGCTCCCGATTTTCAACCCAAAACGTTATATCCATGCGCCACCCTCATATCCACATGCGCCGCAAGGCCGTCCGCCGCGTGCTTGATAAATTAGTTCAAGAGCAGCGAGACGTTGAGACAATCATCCTTGTATTGCCCCGCGTTCGTATCGAAATCGGGAAAACGCAATCAGCAGTCGCACATATTGCGGCAACCCAGAATCTTTAACAACCCAGTTATGCAAGTTCACAAACTAAAAATCCAAAACTTCAAGGCGGTTTCCGAAATGGAAATCGACCTCAAGGGACAATCTATGTTCCTGATCGGAGCCAACGGCAGCGGCAAAACCACAGTGGGCAATATGGTTGCCACCTTGCTGTTGCCCAAAATGCGCCCCGGAAAGCCCCTGCGCGAAGGCGCTACCGACGGGTTCGCAGAGGCGACCCTTAGCGACGGGACTGTGATCCGTTGGAAGTTCGACGAGGCCAGCGACACGCTGGAAATCGTTGATCCCAACGGCAAAAAGATCCCCCAACGCTCCGTTTCGGCCCTGCTAAAAACCCTTGCCGGGGCTGGCATGGAGTTCGACATTAACGAGTTCCTTTCGCTGCAACCGAAGCCACAGAAGGACTACATGGCCCGACTTGTCGGCCTCGACCTGTGCGGCTGGGAGCTGAGGTACAAAATCGCTTACGACCAGCGCACCGACGCGAACCGTGCCGTACAGGCACAGGCAGCACGCGTGCAGCCGTACGATGCGGCGTTACTCAACACGCCCCGCGTAGATGTGGCGGCGTTGGCACAGCAGATCGAAGAGGCGTATGCGTTCAACCGGAAAGTTGAGGACGCGAAGGCGAAGCTGGTGCAGCGTAAAGAGGAACACGCGGCGGCGTTGGCGGTTATCACCGAACTTGATGCCAAATTAGAGAGTTACGTAAGCCCCTATTCACAGAATTTTATTGCGTGCGCCGCGGAGTTGCTGGGCGAAATAAATGGGGACAACGACACGCAGCGTACCGCGTTGCGTGTCCTTAAGGAGCTTGGCGCCAACGCCAAGGAATTTAACGACATTTATACAGAAACGTTCGCGAAGAGTAATGCCGCGATGAAGGATCTCGAAGCCGCCGCCGGAAAAGTGGCTATTGGCCGGGACTACGTAGCCAAACTCCCCGCCCCCATCTCAGACGAGGTGATCGCGGGCTACCGTGACCAGATCGCCCGCGCCGAAGCCACCAACGCCACGCTCGATGCCGCGCACAGAATGCACCATGAGGAGCAGACCTTAGCGGTATATCAGGAATATGCCGCTGCTGCTGATGCTGCTGTCAAGGCGCTGGAGGCCGAACGTGTGGAGTTGCTGAAATCCAAACCGTTGCCCGCAGAAGGGCTGACGTTTGGAGACGAAGGGCTGTTACTCAACGGGTTGCCGTTCACCGATCAGCAAATCTGTACCAGTGCGAAGATGATCGCAGCGGCACAAATTGCCCTGTCGATGTTGGGTGAAGTCAAATACCTGCATTTCGATGCGTCGATTCTTGACCGCCCGAACGCAGACCGATTGCTGGCATGGGCAGAAGCTAACGGGCTGCAACTGGCATTGGAGCGCGTAAGCTGGGAATCAGAGGAACTCCACTACCAAATTACGGGGGCATGACAATCGCCGACCTTGCACTATTCAAACCCGGCACACGTTGCCGGGTCTATCCAAACAGCGGCGCGAAACGATTCGGGCATACAGCCGGGGTCGAAGTGCGTACCATTGCCCGCCGAACTGGAATTACAATTTACTTTACTAATGGCACGCAAGCGGATGCTGACCGCTGCGAAATTATCTAAGACTATGTTTTTAACCATGCCGATCCGTGAGTGGGCCGATTTCAACGACCGCCTTGATGCTCCCTACGCAGAGCGCGTAAATGAAACAAGCGGCTGTACATGGCCCCCTATGCCCGATGCCAGACGAACCGAAGAAAACTGGCTTAGTTACGGAATGCAAGACCGCCCCGGTGGTATTGCGACACCCGACCTGCTGTGTGTTGCGCTCGGAATCGTGCGCACCAACCATAGATTTACGACCGGGTTTCAACCGGAATTTCCTTACCTGTAACTTTTTTCCAGCTATGACTACCCTTTTCATTTCCGGCCTCTTGGCCATCGCATTATTCGCAGTGCTGCATTATCTTGTTAGCACCAACCGCCAAACGCGCCGCAACCGCCGCAACCGTGGCAGCATCTTTGCCCTTGGATTCCTGCTGCTGCCCTTCGCAGCACAGGCGCAAATCGAAACGCAGTTGCCGCCCGGCAATTACACCGTAGAGACCCGCGTAGGGGTGGGGCTATCGTATATGTTTCTCGACACCGCCCAATGCCAGCTATCTGCATGGATAGAAGGCGAGGCCCTGCTTGTTTGCGACAACTTTGTCGCAAAGTTGGAGATTCATGGGAAACAGCTACAAATCGGCGACAATACGTATAACTCGTATCGCTACAGAACTTTCATTTACGAACCCGCGCCAAATTATTACACGGCTTTTATATTTAAGCCACATGCAAAAACACCAACAAATAAGTGACCTATTTACCGCCGTAGCCGACACAGCTACGGCGGCTCCCTCGCTCCCCCCTGTTGAGATTCCAACCCTTCGCTGGGTGGTGTCACAAGCCTACCAGCTCGACGGTCGGCGCGTTATCCTCACAACCGTTTGGCAGGGCGTGATCCTGCTAAAGTGCGAACACGACGGTGTAGCGACTTACGACGCGCTGTTGCCGGGTATCCAGCGAACAAACAATTTTGCCGATTTTATTACTCAAGTGGCCCGCTTAAAATAAAAGCGGGCCATTTTTTAATGACCCGCCAGAGACAGACAGAAGAGAAAACAACCCAATCAAGTCTTTATGCGCCAAACCATGCCCGTAAGCGCGTCTATCGTGCTGCCCGTTTCAGGGAGTGTGAACGTTGCCGTTGTTGCTGGGCCAGTTGTTGCTGGGCCATAGGTCGTTCCGATGGCCGCCCACAGCAGCGGGTAATCAGCTTTCAGGGGGGTGTCACCGTCGCAATTCAGCCAGCCAGGCGCTACGGGCGACCCCGTCGGGAACGGGGCAAACATTCCCGCAGGTGTGCTTGTTTCGCTGGTGCATTCGGACATAACGACCCATTGAGCCGCACCTGTGACGGTAGATGGTACAAAACGCAAGATCACCGTGCCGAATCCGGCAAAAAAACGGCTACCCCAAGGCTTTTGATAGCCCGTGAAGTTGCCGCCGCCATCGATGTCCAGCACAAGTTCGAAGCTATGCCCCGCCGAAACAATAGCCACAGAAGCGCCGTCTGGGAATGCCGCATCCATGCCCGCCAAGCTGGGCAGCGATATTTTGCCCATCCCGCTGTACGGGCCGCCGCCGTCGTCGGCAAGCAGCAAAACTTTGCCACCGATCGCCGTTGTGAGCACATCGCCAGGGGCGTGTTCGGCCAATTCAGTACCGCCTGCAAACAGGCCCGTTTGTAGGATTCGGTCTGTTTCGGCCTTCAGGTATTCAGTTCGATTGCCGAGCTGTTCCGGCTGCAAGTTGGATATACCTCCAGAGCCGCCAACGACAAGGTCGGTCGTTTCAAGTTGGTAAACTTCTGGCTCCCACGTTGGGGTTAATGCAATTCCTGCCATGTCTTTAGAAGTTAATTGTCCAAGTTCCGTTTATTTCCAAATCGGAGGTTTTTTCGATCAACCCCGTAACGCGGCGGGCAAACAGCGCACCGCCTGCTGTCAGAAGGCCGAACTCGCGCAGGTTCATACCGTTGGCCGTGCCTGTCGGCACGGTGAAGGAGAACCGCACCGACGTTGCCGTCGGATATGTCGCCGTAGCCGCAACGGTTACGGCTCCGGTAATTGCCGTATCAGTCAAAGCCGCAGCCGTGCCGTTCGTACCGACCGCCACGCGGTCAATACTGCGCCCTGTCACGTCGCCGCCCAAGAGCCGAGCCAGCGCCGATTTACCGCCGTTTACGACAAGGTTTTTTTCGGTAATGACCTGAAAAACAACGCCGTTGCGCTTAAGTTCGAGGCGAAGTGTGCCGTTTGCGGCTTGTTTTTCTTCCTGTGTGAAATTCATAGGGGTATGTTTTGTGTAAGCCCTGCTGTATATACAAGAGATAGCATCCCGCCCGAATCTGTGACGGTTGCCGTGTCTTCTACGTTTAATCTAAGTGCCGCCCCGAAGCTATCGGGTTGGCCGTTGTATTGGATCATTCCGTCGTACCGGAATTGCCCGTCGTAGCGGGGCACTTCCAGTGCTGTATCAGACAGGGCTGGAGAAACGATAAGTCCCACTTCGTCGGTCTGGAGTGCATCGTCAGATAACGTTGCCTCGTAGCCGATTTTGACAAGTAACGAACGCGCATTTTTATGCACCTTCACCATTTCGACGAGGTCGGCAATACTCCCAGGATCAACTCCTGCCTGCTCACCGAGGTTTATCAGGATGCCGAAATGCGCCCAATCGGTAGAGCCGTAGGTCGTCGCACCATTATAGCGCAACACACCGTTATATTGCGCCGCGATGCCCTCCACAACCGCGCCCGTATCATAGCCGACCGAGCGGAGTGCAAATTCCATTGCTGCCACCGTGCCCCGGTGTTTGTGCGATGCAATAGCATTTTTTATGACTTCGCGCCGCTGCTGGTCTGTGGTTGCCAACTTCCAGCCTTTGTAACCCAGCACGTCGAACTGTGCCGCAAGGAGGGGCAACACGTCGGAATTTACAGAATCCACAATTACAGGCACTTTGTCCGGGGTATTAGCCAGCAAGTCGGCAAAACGATTGTCTAAGGCATTCATAAATGCCTCAACTAAAGGGTTTTGTATGCCGACTGCTGCATTAGCCATTCGCTGTGCCTGTAATATTTACGACAATGTTTGTAAATACGGCGACCTCGTTTTCGCCCACAACAATGTCGTTGTTTGGCGCGCCAACACCGACGCTATAAACGCCGTCTTGCATTGCCGCTTTGATTATTTTAGACAGTGTAACGTCTTTGCCGATTGTATTTTTTGCAGTATCCAACAGCGAGGCAAGCGAGGCTTCGACCGCTGCCTGTACATCTGCCTGCACTACGTCAGTGAGCACTGTAAGATTTACAGCGCAAAGGTAGCTAATCTCCGTAACGTCTTGCACTATAACGGTATCCGTAAGTGGGCGAACCGTTTTTGCACTACACGCATCTGTTACGGCCTGCAAAACTCCGGTGGGCGCTGGTACGCCTCCGGTGGCCAAAACGTAGATATTAACCGTGCCAGCGGGCGACGGTGTAAGTGGCACGGATACGTCGATAATGTCAGGGTGGGCACTTAGTGCGTGGAACTTGTACGCATCAGCACTGCCTGCCGTGCTGTATTGAGATGGCGCAAGTTTGATCCGCCCTCGCAACGCCGCATCTGTTTCGGCGACCGCTCCGCCGCCCGTGGTGGTGGTATTGGACACCGACACAACCGAGGCAATCGGGGTTTGGAGCTGCGAAACAATGCCGGGCAAATAGCCGTTCCCGTCCCCGCCGTCGATTGTTGCGGTTGCCTGTACTGTGGCAGTCAGCACCCCGGCCACAATTACAAGGTCAGTGTCTGTTGCGAATACCGCCCCGCCGTCGGTGGTGCGAACCGTTGTCCCCGCAGGAATAATTACGCCGCCATGCCCAACCGTGCAATTAAATTGCAACGTCGTTGTAGCCGCGCTGGCTCCCAGCCGGGTTACGCCTACAAGCGCTGCAATATAGTCCAGCACTGGCGCGGTGCTGTAATCGAGATAGTTTTGCAGGATAGCAGAACGCAGCACTTCGCGCAGCACCGTTTCGCGGTAAGCCGCCCCGGTCGCCAAAAAATACTCGATCTGGGCAGGATTTAACGTCGTGCCCAGTTGCGTCTCAAACGCGGCAACCCATTCAGCGAGAATAGTTTTAGGGTTGGTTTCGAGTATAAAGGGTTCTGCCATGCTGCGAATTTACGGATTTTTTTGAAGCGCGTCAGTTATTTGCGCAACGTATTTTGTACGAACCTCGGCTGTTAGATAGGCATCGGTTGCGGTGGCTGCGAGTGCAAGCCGGGCTTGTTCGAGGCGGCCAAGCTGCAAAAACTTAGCGGCGGCATCGGTTTTCGCTAAGAATGCCAGCGCATCAGTTCGCCCCATGCCCCAACTATCAGATTCAATTAGAAAGGCATCAACAATGGCAATTCCGGCAGCCTTGCGGGCGGCAAGGCGGGCCTCTGGATCAATATCTGTGGGTGCTACCTCCACCACCTCGAACGTAGCACCGGGGCCAAGGTGTGCGGCCAAAGCTGCCGCGTCGGTGTCGTCAGCGCAGACGACCGGGCCTGCAATGTGGCTACGGTCTGCATTGTATAATAGATAGTTAGACATTTCCGTACATGATTAGGGGGGGGCCGTTCGGGGTGCTTGTATCCATTCCGGCGGGCGCGGTGGCGGGGAATGGGGCATAAGAATCTACGCTTCGCCAGCCAACAGCGTTGTTGCCGTTATTCAGGTCTCCACCAGCGGCCAGCAGGGATGTACCAGCGGGCATAGCGGTAATACCTACACTCGCCTCAACACGAATCGCTACAAAATGAAGGCCGGGCTGCAATACAGTAGCGGTAATACTTACCTGCTGCTGTGCCGCCACGCGATTATTGAAGGTAGCGCTACACATAAGCGCACCGGGGTAGGCTTCATCGCTTTTTGATGCGAAAATACCCAATAGAATACCCGTCCCCCCCGATGTCGCTGCGGTTTGAACTCGCAGCCGTAGGGCGTTTACGGTGGTCTTGCCCCATACCATAAAGGGGTAATACTGAGTTGTTCCTGTGGTGTATGTCCCAGCCGAAGCCGATGGGCTGGCAATAGTAAGCGTGTTATACCAGAACCGCCCGGCGACATAGTTTGGATGCCCAGTGCGCACATCCAGCGCAGCCTGTAGCCCCGTGACATTGCCAATGGTGTGCGTGTGCGCCGACGGGGGAAATGTGGAGGGCTTACCTGGAAGCGTAGTCCAATCGACATCTCCCGCCGCCGTTTCAGCGGCCAAAACAATTTCATCCGCCAGCCCATCTGATAGATTCTGGCGGGCGACATCGCCGTCGGTTTCCGACATATTGGCTATCAAGACGGCCTTGATATTGTCGCTTATGGGCAGTGGATCGAGTGCCATTTTAGAGGTTGTTTAGCTGTGTTTTTAACTGCTGCAATGTAGCAGCGTTGAGCGGCGTAGTGGTGGGGCCTACACCCGTACCGTGCGTCTGTGCAAGGATTGCATCCACCAAACCGACAAGCCATGTTTTAACTGCCGAGCTGGTTGGATTTACATTTATTACAGTGTTCATAACTGGTTCGTTATAGCCTGTTTCGGCGACGGGCTGCCAACGCAATGCAAATGTAATGTTTTCTGTTGTTAGTGTGACATCTACCTGCGTAACTTTTGCGCGTGGCTCCCAGCGCTCTACCTGCTGCTTTATCTCTGCCTTGAGTGGCCCCAACTGTGTCACAGGGCGGTCTATATAGGTCAGGATTCCCAGCCCCATGTCGGGCCGGAAAGGATCGCTGCCTCGCTCACATTGCAAGATATTATGTACACACTGTGCAATATCTGCCAGTCCGTCCAAAACTACGCCGTTGCCATAGGGAGATGCTTGCATATTATTTAAGGAATAAGGGGATTTGAGATTTTAGGGCTGTGAACGCGGCGATATTGAGCGGTGGCCCGGTGGGGCCTACGGCGGTGGGGTGCGTAATGGCCATTACCTGCGTTAGCAGCGTATCTAAGAACGTTTTGAGCGAGTAGCCCGCTTTGCTTACCTCGATACCATCCGGGGCAACCTCCACAACCGCCGTACCGCTGGTTAGGGTTACGGCGGTTCCCGCTGTGACTTCAATCGCCAGCGAACTACCGCCGGATACCGTAAGTAGATGCGCGTCAGAATCGTAGCTTATTTCTGTGCCGTCTCTGTAAACAGTTGCCCGCTTTGTCTCGCTTGTGCCACTGGGTGGCGGGTTGTTTGCGTCGTAATAGCTACCCAGCACGACCCCATCTTCTACGTTGTGATCCATCAGGCAGGCCACCGCTGTGCCAACCGCCGGAATCGTATCGGTGTCGGTATCTTGCACAGTAGCGCGCACCAGCACAGGCAGCCAGCCGGACACAATGCCGTCTGCTGGAAACTCGACCCGCACGCGATATGTGGCTGGGTCGTTTTCTGTCACCGTGCCAAATAAAATCATAGCTTTTTTGCCTGTATATCTGTGGTGTAGCCGCCTCTGGAGTAGGCGTGTGTGGTGCGCAAGATATGATATTTCCCGGAGATTTTCGCGCCAAAGTCGGCTATTTGAACGTTGGCTCCGGCATATAGGCGCGTGTTGCCGGGCATCCCGAAACTGGCTTCTACCTTTTTTGTGTTCGCAAAATGCAAAGCAGCACGGGCTTTTTCGGCGGCTTGTGTAGAATCTTCTGCGCGGGTGCGGATTTCGATTGTGTCGGGCGACGTTGCTGTGGCGGATTTGTCGCCCGTTACAGTCTCGTTTGTTTCGGGATTTGTATATTTCACAACAGCACCCGAATACGTTTCGAGAACTTTGTCGCGGAACGAGTAACCCAGCATATCTGCGCGGTTAATGGTCAGCACCGGGGCTGCGCCTTCGATTGTCTCTACATCCGTAAAAACTATATTTCGCCCTGTAACCGTAAAGACATAGCCAAACTCCAGAGCCAATTCGTGCAGAAAACGCAGGTCTTTGGTACGATGCTGTGTCCGTCGGCCAATTTTTACGGGGCGAATCGTGCCTTTTATGCCCAACCCGTAGGCTGTAGCAATGCGTTTTGCGATGCCTTCTAAGGTCTCGTTTTCGTAGGATGCGCTCCGTTTTGTGCGAAATGCCTTTGTGACCCCAGCGGCCAACGCCCTGATTTGCACCCGGTCGGGCGCGCCGGAAAATTCGATTTCGTCTATCTCAAAGCTGCCACAGTCCAGCGTAACGCCGTCGGCTGTAATTGTGGCCGTAAGCGTTGCCCCCTGATCTGGATACCAAGCGCCACGCCAACGCCCGTCCGGGTCGGCAACGGTGATAACAAGCTCATCAGATTCCCCCTCTACGTTGTCGGTGTAGGTAAGCGACTCCAGCAACGGAAATAGGTCGGCGCTTATATCTTTGCCGTTGTATTGGATGGTTGCGGTTACTTCCAAGGCGGTGTAATTGTTTGGGAGGCGGGGGTCTCGGATATGGGAACGTTTACGGTAATACCAGTCGGAAACGATAGCCAGTTAGGTATGTGCGGATTCGCCCGGATGATTTCAGACGTGCGAAACGGATCCCCGTAGGCTTCGCGGGCTATGGTATCCCACCGCTCGCCTCCTTTGGTGGTGTAGGTAGTGTTGCTCATATTTCGCGGTTTATAACTTTCTGTAAATCAGCCAAAAACGCGGGTTGCACATCGGTATTCAGGCGGCGCGTAATGTCATCGATACTTGCCAGCGCAGCCGTCACATCCTGCGCATCTATTGCGGCGACAAGCGCCACCGTTGCGGCCTCGAATGTGGCCAACGTGGTTTTGTAGGCGGCAATATCGCGGGCTGCTGTTAGTAGCCGATCCGCTGATTCGCGGGCCTTTGCGTATGCCGCAACCGCCGATTCGCCTGCTGTTTCCAACCCGGCAACAGTACGCAGCCGGGTGGAGGTTGTTGCTATCTCGCTCCCTGCTGCCGTGACGGGCTGCATTGCGATGGCCGCCGGGGTAATGGCAGGGGTGAGAGGCGCGACAACGCGGGGCGACACGGTGGCAATGGCAAACCCGGCGGGCTTTGTGGCGTTTACACCGTCGGTAGATTTACCCGCCTCCAGCAGTGACACTGATAGACGAATAGCCCACAGCGAACCGTCGCTATGCAGCGCATCGTATTGCTGCTCAATGCTTTTTATATAAAAGTCGCCTAAATATACCCCGTCGCCACTGGACAGGGGCAGGATGGTTCCGGCATTTAGTGCGTCGGTAAATGCAGCCCGATTTACGGCCACGTCGCAAAAGCTGTGGTGAAGGTAAACCGACAGCGCGATTTCGCGAAGTTCGTCACCAATCCGCTGCACTACGGGTTTACCCGACACGGTGGCCAGCACGGCGTAATTCGCCGCGTCGGTCTGGGTGAAGTCGCTAAACGACCTCAGTCCCTCGAATTTTATCGCGCCAAGTGTTGCGTATGCCATGCGTTTATAGATTCTTTAAGCGCCCCGACCGGAATACACACCGGGTTCACGTGGCTAATATACGTATATACGCACCAAGGTACGCCGCGAATCTCAAACGTGGCGAGAATCTCTATCTGCGCACCGCAATATATAAGCCTTGCGCCCGTTACGATGTCGCCCGTGTTTACAAGGGTTGTTTGGTATTGTGTCTCCATGCCTTAAAATGCCTTGCGGCCATTACGTCGTTGTTGTTCTTCGATTAAACGCAGTAGTTCGACCTGGTGCGCTTTCAGTTGCGCGGAGAAACTATCCTGTGCCTGTTGTCCGCCACCGCTGATATTTATCACCGGGGCGTAATGCACCGTCACAGCGCCGCCTCCACCGCTGGCGGAATTGTACGACACAGGGGCGGCGTTGTTTATGACTGTGTTAGATAGCCCTTGCGTGGCTTTTGCTGCTACGGGTGTGGCAACCTGCATACCGATAGCAGCACCCAGCGCTACATTGCGCCCATACTCCACAAAGACACGTGACGGAGAACGGATTCCCAGTGCGGCTTTGAACTTGCCTGAAATCATACCCGCAAGGTCGCCGACGGCATTCACGGCGTTGCCAAAAGCGGCTTTTATACCACCGACAAGGCCGTCGATAATCATGCCGCCGAACGCCTTAAATTTTGCGATCACTTCGCTAAATTTATTGTAAACGGCATTCCACACCTTTGTAAAAAATGCCGAAATAGCGCCCCAATTTTTGTAAATCAAATATGCAGCCGTAGCAATGCCCGCGATGATTAGTAGGATGGGGTTTGCCAACAGCGCCCGGCCAACGGCAATGATTCCGGTTGAGATAATCCTGAATGCCACAGACGCAACGCGCCCCAGCACAGATATGACGTTCACTGCTTTGGCCAATCCGCCAAAGACAAACGACACGCCAGACACGGCCAACGACACTGCGGCGAAGCCAGCGGCTAATTTGCCGATTGTCGCCGTTAGTTCCGGGTTGCGTTTTATCCAGTCTCCAACCGATACAATTATTGGTTTTATCGCAGCCAATATATCGCGCAAAACAGGGAGTAATGCCGTACCGAACTCGATGGCGACGGCTGTGGCCTCGTTTTTAAGCAGCTCAAGTTGCGCTCCGCTGGTCTGCATCCTGGCTGCAAATTCGCGGGACATAGACCCGGCAAATTTTGCAGCCTGTGGGTTTACCAGTTCTAATTGCCGCTGTAATTCTCCATACGACCCGGCCAATAGCGCCACGTCGTCGCCATATTCTTTGCCAAAAAGCTGCGTAGTCACAGTGGTTTGCGCTTCTTTTGGCAGCTTGTTGATAGCAGCAATTACGTTTTGGATCGTCTCCATTGGCGCACGAGCCATGTCCGATTGCACCTTTTTGGCATCGAGGCCAATACGAGCCAATCCTTGTTGGAATTTCGCGGGCTGCACCGACGCGATAGCCAACTCACGCATCAGCGCATTCGTGGCTGTGGCCGCAACCTCTGGAGATTTACCCAAGCTCAAAAATGTGGAGGCCAACGCAGCGGTTTGTTCTTTGGCCAAACCTATCTGTTTTGCCGTACCGCCGACCCGCTGCATTACCTCAATTATGTCGCCGCCTTTTGCTAATGCGTTGTCATCCAGATAGTTAATAGCGTCTGCAAGCCCAGCCGTTTGTTTTTGCGTAAGCTCAAAAACCGTCTGGATTTTGCCCATTTGGGTAGCGATTTCTTCGGGGTTCGCTGCATCAAACGCGGTTGCCATCTGCACCGCTGTTTTCGTAAAGTCCAAAATATCGCCCTTCGCTACCCCCATCCGCAACCCAGCGGCGGCCAATTCCGCAAGCTGCTCGGCTGGCATGGGCAGGGTCTTAGATAGCTCTAAGACCTGCGCCTGCATTGTGTAGAACTCTGGTGTGAGTTTGCCCGCCGAATCCCTTGCGCCCTCCATTTGTTTTGCAACACCCAGCATGGAGGTTTCGAAATCCACTGCGGCTTTGATGGGTACAGCCAGCGCGGTGGCAGTGGCAAGGCCAACCGCCCCGGCATTTTGTCCGATAGACATGGCTTTATCCGCTACCTTTGCAGATTGAGCCTGCAATTTTAGCAGCCTGCTATCTATCTTGCCAAAGGTGCTGTTTATAACGGCGCTGGCTTTATCCAACGCCGATAATACAAGCACTAACTGTACACTATTCGCCATGTGAATTTAGCCGGTTGTGGAGGTTTACGGCTTCTTGGTGGTATAATGCCAGTTCAGATAGCGGCATTTCCATGAGTTCCGTATAGCTCCAATGCAAAAAATGGGCGCAAAAGGCTATTTCAGCGCGGGTTATTCGTTTCCCAGCCCCATCGAAGCGGCCAAAATGAGGGAATAGTCGCCCAGCGAGAGCGATTCAATCTCATCGAACCGCAATTTTTCGCCGTTCAGCTCTACCCCGGCCAAAAAAACGGCGCACATCTGGACAGATGTACCTGTTTTTTGCGCCATTTCAGCCGCAGGTTCGAGGTGTTTGGCGGTGGCTGGGTGTACTCGCACATCGCATCCGGCGACAGGCAAGCTGATAGTTTTCGGCTCTGGTCTCTTGATCTCCATACAAAAAAGGGCTGCCACATTTGCGACAGCCCCCAAATTTACGACGTTTTCTTTTTGTATTGCCATCCGTGCGCGAAAAATCCTACACCGATGGCCAATACCACTACGCCAGTTACCATCCACTGCCTGCTGGATCGCTCCGGCAATTTCTTGTCTGGAAACGCGGTTTTGTCTTTGTAGCCCGCGTCGGGCTTGTCAAACGCCGTTTCGGTACGAGGCCGAGCGCGGGGAATAGCGACTCTTGCGGAGTCTGTGGCAATTACCGCCACATTCGCCGCAAGAATCAGCCCCAATATGATCGTAATGGTACGCATCTTAAAATGCCCCTGTGTTGGCTTTGAAGCTGGCAAGCAGATCAACGCCGCTGACTTTGTAGATGTTAGCCATCGCGTCATATTCCATCACGGTAGTATCCCCGAATCGCACCGACACCTGCGTAAACGACAGCGAGGCGCTGGCATCCCAGTTGTCGTGCTGCTTCATCGCTCCCAAATTCACATTGCGGAACGAGCAGGTTCCCTGAAACACAACGGCAACCTGTTCGCTGCGCCCTTCGGCGCTGTTGTACACTTCCAGATTTCCGCGAACGGAGATCTGGTGGTAGCTGAATGGGTCGGAACTGAGCGCAAAAGCCTCCGAATAGGGGCCAGCCCATTTGATCGTACCCTCCAGCTTTTCAAATCCGGTCGGGAACTCCATGTCGCCCGCCAGCCCAAGGGCTTTGTGCGTGGCGGTCTTCACCTTCACGTCGGGCATGGTAAGTTCTTCCACCACGCCGAGGTATTTTCTACCGTCGATATATACTACACCGTTGGTAAGTTTATTGATTTGGATTCCCATTTTTTACGAAAATTTGAGAAGTGAAGTATCAATACGAGACAGGAACGTGATCCGTTCTGCGGGTGTGGGCGGCATGAACACAAGGCGGAATGTCAGATGCCCGGCGGCAAGCTCCGATTCGGGGTTGTCGGCAGCAAGGTACTGACATTCGCCGTCCACCAATGCGCCTTGCTGGATCAGGGTGCGCATATAGGCGTTCACGCTGTCGCGGATCGAATCAATCAAAGGCTGATTGATAGGCTGATCAATGAAAGGCAACAGCGACTGCTCCAGCGCATCGTGCAGCATCCATTGGACGCGGCCTACCGAAATAAACACGTCTTCAGGGGCGGTGGCTGCGGGGTGCGCAGAGGTACGGTTGCCCCATACCCGTGTGCCTGTACCGAATCCTTGGTAGATCGTCACAACACCCGCGTCGTTCAAAAGGTTCCATTCTGCATTGGTGTCGCTCAACCCGTTGCCAACCAGCGAGCGCTCAACGCCCGTGATTCCCAGCAGTTGGATGTTTGAGGGGCTAACCCAATAGCCCTGCGTGTCGTCGTTGGCCGCGATTGCGCCAGCGTAGGCAGCGGAAAAGGGCAGTGACAGCGAGGTGTTGGTGTCGGGCGACGCATAGCGAAGCCACGGATAGCACACTGCCGCGTAACGAGACGAAACGGCGTAATCACCACCGGGGCCGCGTTCCGTGACTACATTTTGCGGCGTGAGGCTTTCTGCTGTGTCAAGAAGCGCCAGCCCTTTTAGGGTAGTAGCCTGCGACAGCAGTTCGGCTTGTACGGCAGCCAGTTGCGAAAAATACGGTGCGATAAACAGCTTAGGCTTGAAGCCAAAAGCGCTGTAAGCCGTCGCGAAAAGCTGCATCCCGGTGCGCACCTGCGTAGTGCCATTGATCGTGCCGTTTATGACCGACGATGTGATGGCCGCGTCGTCCATGCGCTTGTATTCCAGCACCAGCGTCGAACCGTTGGCATAGGTGGCATTCAGCACCGTTACCGTGCCAAAATCGTCTACGGTGTAGTCCGTTCCGGCGGTTAGCGTAACGGGGCTGCCGCCGCTGGTTTTGACGGACACCATTTCGTAGAATCCGGTCTCGCTTACCTTCACCCGGCGATTCGCAATAGTCTGCGATTCGGCGGCAATGGTTTCGGACATCGTGCTCTTGTTGAACACGTTTACCACCAGCACAGCCGCGCCGCCGTGCGCAAAAATCGCGGCCAACGCCTGCGGGATAGAGTAGCCGCGAACCTGCTGGCCAAATGCCGCAGCAGCGTTCTCGTTCGTGACAAGCGTAAGCGCCTCAACAGGGCCGCTGGGAGCCGTACCAACGAGCGCGATTACGCCGCTTCGAGGGGTGCGGATTGGCTTCAATCCGCCTTGCGTCAAAATAAATTCAAACCCGTGCAAGAAACTCATTTTTTGGATTCTTTAGTGGTGGGTACTTCTTTCAGCTTGCCAGCGGCTTTCATATTTGCAACAATGTTGCAAAAAGGCAGCGCGGTGACTTTGTTAGGTTGCAACAGGTACTCACAGCCTGCGTGCGAAAAGCGCACCGGGGTTGTGCCTGTATAGATATACTGTATCATTGGATTACAGATGTTTGGCCGCCGTTTGATATAACGGTGATCTGGTTTAATAATACCTCCGTAATTTCAGGCTCGTCTTCGACAAATACGGTTGGTGCTGCGAATGTGATTACATAGTTCCATGTACCGTCTTCGTAGTTCTCAACCTGCATTTTTTGCAGCGTCATTTTTGCACAATTGACTGGCATATAGCCAATTAGCAACGACCTTACGACACGCTCAACGCTATACAGCCCATCAGTGCCGCGAATGTTTCGCGTCTGGACAATTACATTTATCAGCACCTCGAAATTTTGCACAATGGCTCCCATCGCGCGTAGCCCGTCTTTTGCACCCGCTGGCATTGCCCCTGAAAATGCCACAATTACACGCGGCTTTGTTGGCCGCTTATACGCCGCCTCGGTGTCGGGAGAGGCAATTACCTCAATTCCGGCATTTACCAGCGGGGCTAAACGCGCAACAATGTCGCTCTCTAATTCGTGGATATTCATATGGGTTCAATTCTGGCTACCAATGTTTTACCGTCGTATTTCCGATGTACTGCTAAAACGCTGTAAACGTTACCCTTAACTGTAATTTCGTTATACTCGCCCGCGTCGGCGCTGGCTTTTAGCCCGTCCCAATTTGTGGCGTAATACTCCAGAACCCAGTCGGTCGGGTTGTACGAATCCGCCCATTCAGTGCGCTCCTGCACCGTTGGGGCGCGAAGCAAGCCTGTAATGGTCTCTCCATTCCACACAGCCACATCTCCAAATATCGATTCAACGATTTGGAACATAGCGGCTTGTGTGGAATCGAAGAGCGCCATTTTACTTCAACAACAGTTGAATGGTGGTTACTCCACTGCCGGCGGCGGCAAATGCGTAGCCAGCAAAGGTGTGGCTTGAGGCGGTAGTAGTGATCTGCTTATTAGAGTCATCCCAATAACAGGCAACACCCTGTGCGATCGCGTCTGCGGATTTTTTAGGCACCTCGTAAACGCCTTCGAGATTCAGCGCCACGCTGTCACCAGACGCGCCACCGACAACAGCAACGCCGATAAGGTCGCCGACCTTCACCACTTCGCCGCTGGCAATAGTCGCTCCGGCTGTGATTACGATCACTTCGCCGTCGCTATGGATTTGATTTGTCACGTTGTGATTTTTTTGAGTGTTAAACAAAAGGGGCCGAAGCCCCTATATTATGCGCCGGGGTTTTTGTACAGCCCGCGCCAGTCGATGGCCTTGGCTGCAAACAGCATCCGGGCTTTGATGTCAATGCCGTCCACCTCGAAACCATTCCGCTGCTCGGTGAAAAGTTCGGGTTCTCCATCGAGGAACGCATATTCCACGGTGTCGATCATGGTGGGCGCGGCTGCGAGATACCACGCATTGCCCTCGATGCGGCTATCCACGATCAAATCCATGCTGCCCATGAATACGTTCGTATCGGCGGTTTTGGTGGCTACGATTGTAGCTTTCAGAATTTGCAAAGCCTCAGTTTCTTTGTCAGGGCCAACGATCAGAAACTTTGGGCGGAGGTTAATCTTTCGACCATTCAGCCCGGTCTGTTTACGCATTGCGGCGCGGGCAACGGAGAGGCTGGTGGTGGTGATGGCAGAGCCAGACGCGGCGAGGTTGCCGTGGTTGGCATGGAAAAGTGCAACTCCGTCGGACATATTTGCGTTGGCCGACAAAATCCCGTACACAATATCCGACTGGATTTCGGCGGCTTCGGCGGCGGTAGCGGCAGGAACGCGGCTAAATGCATCAAGGTCATCATTCACAATCGTTTCCCACGTCAGGGAAATGATATGCCCGTACTTCGCGATTTTGTACGTTTCTTTTGCCTCGCTCATGGTGGCCTGCTTATACTCAGCGCCTTCTACGATCTGTTTGAAGCCACCTGTCAGGCCGGAAAGTTGTGCACGGGTAAGGTCACGGAAATCGCGGGCGTTGGCGCGGCGAGTCCACGGCATGAAGGTGCGTTCTTGCGCCTCATACGCGGCGCGAAGGGTGCGGTTTACCGTATTCCCCAGGATGATAGGGAAGTCACCCGTTGACATTGCGCGGGTTGCAATTTCGCGGGGGGTCATGCCGCGAGTGTTTTCCCCGGCAAATTCCAGCGAGTGTTCGGCCATTCGCAACAGGCTACGACCACGGAAATCCTCTACGCCTTTTGCGGGGGTGGCGACATCTACACCGCTACGGATCAGCAGCGCGTCAGTCATTGCGGCACGGGCCAGCACCTTACGGTCGTCACCGACCGTCGGACTTATATTCACGCCATTCACGCTCACCTGTTTGCGATCAAGTTCATCGAGAATTGCAGCACGAACGGTAGCAATGTCGGAATTGCCGTCAATGTGGCGGCCTGCAAATGCCTCATCAAGGCCGTGCTTACGGGCCAGCGTGTTGATCTCGGAGATGCGCTTACGCTCCGCTTCGGCAGCGGCACGAATAGCCGCGCTGTTGTCCACAGGTGCGGGGGGACTGTCCACCGCACGCTGCGTTTCGATTTTTGGAGTTTCTTCCATGTTTTCGATTTTTACGGGAAAAGTTTCGGGGTTAGGGTTTTCAGAGCGGCCAATGCCAGACTGGATGTCGGCGGGCACAGGAACGAGCGAAATTTCCATCGGCATCCAACGAACCGCTGTGTATTTGGCCACTTCGTTCGTGCCGGGCTTAACGTTTTCTTTACGGTATTCCAGCACGCGGTAGCCAACCGAGATGTCGGTCAGGATACCGTCCTCAATATCCTTACGGATACCCGCGATTTCTTCGCGGCCACTAAGGCGAATACGGGCCTTTGCCTTTCCGCCTTCGATGCTCCAACTAACAGAGCGCCCCAAGACAGATTCGAGATCGTAGGAACTATGCGAGTTGAGGAAGGGGAGACCCGCGTCAATGCGCGACGATTCAATGGCTTTGGCGGATATATCCAAAACTTCATCGAAGTATTGGCCGCCAGCGTCCCAATCCCGGCGACGCACAGGGGTGGCGGTCGCAAAGGTTACGTCGAACTCGAACGGTGCGCCTTCGGCCCGCTGCCCGTCGGGCATCGAGACTTCAGCACGGATAAAGTGTTGTTCAACTTTCATCGGGGGCAAATATAAATGTTTTTTTAGACTACGCTAAATTATTGGTAGAATTTTCTTGCGGCTGTTTCCCGGCCTGCTGGAAATACCGGGGGTCGGTGGTCAGTTTTATGCCGAGGTTGTCCAGCGTTTCGTTGGTGGAGGCGATTTCTGCGAAAACCTCGGACGGTTCATATCCGAACTCTTTAATTGCCTCGGGCAAGGTCACGAACCCGGCTCGTACTGCATTTTCTACCGCTGCAATCTCTTTGCCGGGGTCAATCATTTCGCGGCGTGGCGGTGTCCAGTTGGCCGCGACGCCAACGGGCACACCTTGCAGTTCGGCAAAGTTGGCCCACCAGCCAAACGCGGGCGCGCAAAATTGGGGAATAAGCAGCCGCCACTGCAATGCACTTATCCTACGTTGGAACTCAAGCCAACCGAGGCGGGCAGAGCTGAAATTCACTTGGCTCAAGTCTCCCGTAAGTGCCTCATAAGGAACGCCATAGCCCGCCGCAATGGCGTGCAGCATAACAGAGCTGTACTCTGCATAGTTCTCCACCGTTGGCGGGGTCGCAAAAGAAACGGATTTGCCTGGCGGCAGGCGCTCTATTGTGCCAGGGGCAACACGGTCTGGAATCGTGTCGTCTGTGCTGCTTGCTATCGAATCGGTGCTATCTGATACGAACACGGCGTAACAGGACGCGATTTTTTGGCGAAGCAGTTGCGCCTCTTCGTATTGGGCAAAGTCACGCAGACGAATAAAAGACGACACGCCAAAGGGCACGCCGCGAATTTGACCGGGACGTTGGCGCTCAAAGATGTGTAACACGCCCGAGGCCGGGTATCGTTCCGGCGTAAGGCTGCGCATTACCGACAACCCGCCGGGATGTTCGGGGAAAATCCAATAAGCAACGCGGCGGCCCCGTGTATCGAACTCTACGCCCTGTATGATCTGCGCCCCCGTGCTGGTATTCTCCGTTTTAGACGTATCTAAATGATCTGGTTCGAGCACCTGTAATTTTAGTTCTCGATTAACGAAACGGCGTAATACAATGCACTCGCCCGATTCTGCAACGGTGCGCATTACGAGCGCCTGCAATCCGTAAATGTCATGCACCCCGTCGAAATCGCAGGCTGTCGTTTCCGCCCATTGCTTCCACGCAGCGGCAGCCCGCGAATCGCGAATTCCAGCACGAATGCCGTAGCCCACCGCGTTGTTTTGAAGTACATCTATCGCCTTCGCTGCATAGGCATTGTTTCGCACCAAATCGCGGGCACGGTTGCGAATCGTTGTGAGGGCGAACTGGTTTTCGGCGTTGGCATCGGTTCCTGATGCGTACCAATTCGCAGCCCGACCGCCCCGGCTTGCAGCTTCGTAGCTACGCACCAGCGCCGCGTGTTTGCGGGCTTGTTCTCGCCGAAGCGCAGCGGCAGGGCTTATAGCCTGTATAATATTTTCGAGGAGGTTCATAAACCGTTTTCGTAGAGTGGTGTTTTCCGCTGCGATTTTGCAGAGGTGGGATTTAGCTGCGCGATCATGTCGTTGCGGATCTGGATCATTTCTGCTAAATCCCTGTAAACTACGCGCTTATCGCCGTAGTAAACCTCTTTGCTGCCTGTTGCTATAGCAGCATTCAGCGCATCTAATTGGGCTTGTGTGTACATATTAGTAGAATACGATTGTACCCGCCGCTGACACAGGCTGGTTAGTGGTCTGTGGGCGGCAGCGATACGGTAAGAACCTGCCCCGGTGCAAGGTATCTTGACATGGCGGCAATATACGGGGATTTGCCAAATAAAAAAACCCTGCCGTAAGACAGGGTTTCATTTTTGCGAGCATCCCATTACGATGCTCTGCGTGTATCGTCCGCATAGGGCGGCTTGCCGTGGAGGGCGTAAAGGGAGCGTTTACAGTAGATAATTCCGGTTAAGGCCCAGGCTACTCCCGATGTAGGGTAATGCAGCAGGGTGGCGTACCACGCGGCAAGCTGTTCGGGCAGGGCAGCGGGGCGATCCTGAATGTTTGCAAGCAGCGCAATTGCTGCGTGTTGATAAATTTCTGTATAGTTCATGGGTTGATAGGCAAATTTGGCGCTGCCGGGACAGCAGAAAAGTAAGGAGTGAAGAATGCACAGCTATCATCTGGAGGCGTAAAATTCTGAAAATAGGTGCAATAGCCCGGACAGATATTGTGTGCGCAATCCCTACACTTCATAGCAGGGAGTGCAAAATTGTGAGCTGGCTTACGGGCGCAAACGGCGCACTGGCAGTCTTTTTTGTTCATGGGTCTGATTATTGTCCGATTTGTAGCCCCGCCCCATCGGCGGGCAGGGCAACAAAACGAAATGAACTAAAAGTTAGGGCTTTGGGTTTACGAACCGAATAATAGCCATTATAGCCCCGCTGTTGCCATTTTCTCCATAAAGCGCAACTTGGTGGGCATGATATTCATCATCACTAAATTGCGTTTTTGCAGATACATGGGCATCAAAGGCATCGCAGTATGCCTCAAGTGCGGCAATTTCGGACTGCACAGCACTTTCACCTTTAAGAAGATTGCACACCGCGCGAAAATCTGCGTCTTGAATAAGCTGTAAAATGTTCATAATCGTTCGTTGTTGTTGTACGTCCCGGCTGCGTGCCGTTCTCTGGTACAAATATACGGGGTTTTTCTCAGGTTGTTGCGTTCGTAACAAACTTTTTTTCACCAGCCAGCCCAAAAATCACCACTTTTTTTCGTAACCCGCTGTTTTTCAGGCTCTTTCCTACTGTAATTTCCCGTAATTTTTTCATAATGTTCGTCTGAAAAACGGTCAATTCCAACCATTGCGGCGGCGGCGCGGGCGTAAACGCGCGTATCAAGTGGCTCGTTTCGTGCGTATTTCTTTACCCACATATACCTCCGATACCCCCGCACCAGCTTAAATTCGAGTTGCTCGGCGGTCAAGCCCCGGAAAAACGGCACGTCTAAAGCCGGAAAGTGGCAGTACCCATCCGGCTCAACCTCACCAGTGTGTGTTTGTTTTAGCCATCCGTAAAGCTCTGATTTTATGATACTTACGCCGATATTCCACAGTTTTACACCGCCGAATTTGGGCGTAGTCCCGTCTTTTTTACGCCCAACGGGACGCGGCGCGGCAAGCATTACGGCCTGATTCTCTTGCCCTTTGATCGGCACAACACGGTCGCCGCTGTATTTTGCACAAAATGTATAGACATGATTTGTATTAAATCCGCTATCTACGCACATTTTGAGCACCTGCATTTCCAGCCCGTCCGTGCGCGTCCAACGCTCGGAGAGGATAGCGTCTAACTGCCGCCAAACATCGGCTCCTGCGGTGTCGCCTACAAGTACCCGATAATCTATCAGCCAGCTACGTTTTCGCTTGCCCCAGCCAACGATCTGGATCTCAAGACGGTCGCCTTGTACATCCACGCCAGCGGTGATAAAATATACCTCGTTACTGGGGGCATTTAGGCGATACGATTCGCGGCGCTCGTACAACGCCTCCCATGCAGGCACTTCGCCGGATTCCTTCCACGTTTTGCCTAAAACCGTATTATAGAACGATTTTAGTTTTGCCTGATCTTGCCCTGCCTCTTCAAATTCGCGGGCGGCATCGGCCCAAGAGTACCAGCCGTAGGGGGAATATAACGAGTTTATATGATACCCAACCCGACGCGGGTCGGCTAATTCTGGATGCGTTGCGACCCACCGCCCTGCGTTAAGCATCGCTGTTTTATGACGCTCTTGGATCAGTGCGGTGCAATGGCTGCATTCGTATTGTGCCGTTTCTGGCTTCCCCTCCTCCCAGCGCAACTGGTCAAACTCCAGCGCTTGTTCACCTCCACATATTGGGCACGGCACATACCAATACCGCTGGTCTGTGGTGACGAACTCTTTTTCTATGGCACTGCCGCCCTCGGTCGTTGGTGTGCTGATAATAAATATCTTCCGCCGTGCAAATGTCCTTGTCCGGGCACGGGCCAAGTCTATCGGGTTGCCCTCTCCATCGAGGTCGGCGGGGTATCCATCCACTTCGTCGAGCATCAGCGCCCGCACTGGCATAGAGCGAAGCCCTACGGCGCTATTCGCCCCGGTCATCACCAACACGCCGCCTGCGAACTGTTTCTGCATCACCGTATTCCCGCTGTCACGGCTACGGGCCGGGGCGATTTTGTCACGGAGGCGCGGCGTAGCCTCGATCATGGGGTCAATACGAATCTTAGAATTTCGTTTAACCGTTTCGTCGGTCGGCATTACCATTAAAACCGGACACGGCGATATATCTATCAGATAGCCCAGCCAGCAGTTGCCCGCCTCTGTGGCCCCAACCTGGGCGGCTTTCATGAAAACAACCTCCTGCGTAGGGTCGCCAGACGACAATTTTTGCAGGATTTCGCGAAGGTATGGCGTGCGTTTCAGGCTGTATTTGCCCGGCTCGGCGCTGGCCGACGGGCTTAAATACCGGTATGTTTCCGCCCAAACGTCGGCTGAAATGGCCTTTTCCGGCCTTATTCCATCTAATAAGCCGCTGATTATCATGCGATTTTGCGCGTTTCTATGTCTGCCATTGTTTCTAAAAATTCCGCTATTGCTGCCGACAGGATGGCATGAATCAGCCCCGAATCGCTATTTGCGGCCACTAAATCCGCCGTTATCCGGTCGGGAATAGCCATTGCCGTCTCGCGAAGTTCCTTGCCGAACCCGAAAAGCGCCCGGTAAACGTCTTCCTTTGCCACTAATTTGCCGGATTCTTGCTCGTATTTCAGCTTTAGAAGTTGGGCTTCTAATACGATTTTTGCTTCCTTTGCTTTCTGGATATTGCTTCGTGGTGCGGCCTCCGGTTCGGATGGCAGTGCGTCCCTGTTGCTGCGCTTACTCCCTTCGTACTCGTCGCTGTGTGGTGCGCCCCCGACTGCGTTGAATGCAGCTATGGTTTTATACAAATCAAGTTTGTATGTTTTTCCATTCTTTGGAATAACCTTACAATCCTCTGGCAGTTGGCCGGAGGCAAACATTTTATGCACCGCCGTGTCTGATATTTTGACACGGCGGGCGAATTCGCGCACTGATACGAGGGTGGGTCTCATAAATTGAGTAGGTTTAGTAGCGCCTCTTCTAAAGTGTCGCCATGTTTTGCCAGTGCTTCTTTTACCAGCCAGTAGGTTTCTGTTGGATATTCCAATGTAAGCCGTAATGTTTCGGCGGCTTCTTCTTTGTATTTAGGCTCATTTTCTGGCAACTCTGGAACTTCATGGGCAGGAGTGCTTTCCGGCTTATCTTCTTTTTTGGCAACGGGATTTTCTGGTATAAGCAAAAACGGCTCTACATCTTTCAGCAACGCATCAATTTCAGCCGTACTAAATCCAGTTTTAGACAGATCAAAATCTGCCTCTCCAATTAGCCGCAACTCTTCGCTTAACACGTCTAAATCCCAACCACCGTTCAGCGTCGTTTTGTTGTCGGCCAAAATTGCTGCCCGGCGCTGCGCATCTGTCCACCCCGTAACGTTTATGCACGGCACGCAGCCAAACGGCAATTCCGTGCCGTCCGGCCACTTTATCGTTTCGCCGCCAGCATAGATTCGAGTAGCCGCCATTTTCCGACGGTGGCCAGCAACGATGCCGCGCTCGTCGTACTGCACCGGGTTTGTCCAGCCGAACTCGCGAATCAGCTCAACGGTCTCTAAAATTTCGGCCTCGCTGTGTGTGCGGGCGTTTTTT